TAGGAATGGAGCTGGAGGTAGTATCAGTGCAGCTGACATGAAGTTAGCTCGTGAGTACTTCAATGATTTACCAGATGTAGCAGAAATGGGAATGGTCCCTACTACTATAATTGGTGATTCTGAAGCTTTACTATTACAATCAGCACCTAAGGAATCTTCACCACTAGTTTGGAAAGGTGGAGACAGTCATTATGAGTATATTGGCGCATGCAAAGGAGAGAATTCATTCTACTCTGCTGTAAAGCCTAGTTTGATTACTGATACTGTGACTGAAGTAACTGGAATAAAAAATAATTATGGACCGCCTAGGGCAAAACCTTGGTGGCGTCCCTATCATTTAGATCTTGAAAAAAGATCAAACCAACCTCTTGGTTTTAAAATTGGTGAATTGGCTGATGCTAGTAAAGAATACGTTGAGAATTTTGAACAAGCTTACAACAATATGCCACAGGAAGTCAGAGAACGTTTTGTATCTCGACCACTTGATAATAAAGAGGTTTTGTTTGGGATCGCTGGGATGCGATTCGTTGATAGAATGAATTTTTCCACTTCTATTGGTTTCCCATATACTGGAAAGAAAACAAAATATTGTATTCTAGAAGGTGAGGAGATTGTTGATTTTAAACCTGAAATTTGGGATGAAGTCAAGAAAGTTGAAACTGTACTTGCTAAAGGAATGAGAGCTTATCAACCCTTTAAAACTTCTCTGAAAGATGAGATTACAAAGCAGTACAAAGATGACGGAAGTGAAAATACAAAAGTACGTGTTTTTACATGTGCTCCCATCACATTGCAGATTTTGATTCGTAAATATTATCTACCTGTTGCTGCGATTTTATCACACTTGCCACTTGATAGTGAACAAGCTGTTGGTATTAATGCATCAGGTCCGGATTTCAATGAATTAATTGAACACATTAAAGTGAATGGTGATAAGACTGGATATGTAGCTGGAGATTTCTCCAAATATGATCTAGGTATGTCTGCCAATGCCATTATTATGGCGTTTTTCACAATGCGTAAATTAGCTGAAAAGATGCTGAATTATAGTGAGTTCGATTTGCTTATGATGGATATGATTGCAAATGAAGTAGCAAATCCCATGATTGCATACAATGGTGAGATGATTTTAATGGCAGGTTCAAACCCGTCTGGACAGAATATGACTGTGTATATTAATGGAATAGTCAATTCTCTGTATCATCGTTGTGTGTATAATAGATTAAAGAAAGAACACAATCTACCTGGAACGTTTTCAAGTGAGTGTCGCGCCACATTTTATGGTGATGACAGTCTCCTTGCACCCTCAGAAGCAGTCGCGCAACATGTGCATTTTAATGCATTTGCGCGTATCTATAAGGATGTAGGTATTGGATATACACCAGCAGATAAGAGTGATAGTTCTCCTGATCTAGTGAAGATGGAAAATATTGATTTCTTGAAAAGGAAACCAGTGTATAATCCACATTTACAACAGTACATGGGAGCTCTTGATTTTGGTTCGATTGTAAAATCTTTACATTGTAATGCGACTGACACATTGCCACCGGACACAGCTTCAGCTGTTAATTTGGATGGATCAATTCGCGAAATGTTTAATCATGGTGAGAAAGCTTATGAAGAATGGAGAGAAAAAGTGAAAATAATTGCGAATGCACATAATATTGCACCGCAGATCAAGAACTTGGATATTCCATACAGTACATACCTCCAACGTTACATTGCAAAATATGTTTATGGTGGAGAAGGCACTACGTTCAGTGCTCCTGAAGAAGAGGATTAAAGAACAACCCGTCTTTGGATGACATTTAAAAGCATCATAAGCGCGGTTCCCCTCGCGTTGTAGCTAAATAGGGACTTCAGTATATGGTTACCGTATTGATGTTGGGGGTGTAATACCCATTTTCAGTATAGGCTTTGCTGTCGCAGACTAAGCCCTTTTTAGGGAGGATTTTGTCAATCAAAAACATTGCCCACCCATCATGTCTGATGGGACATGCTGGTTCTTGGAAAACAAACCATCAGTGAACAAGAAATTTATAATTTATATACATTGAATTCTGAAGCAGAAATTGCTCAGAACGGGGAAACAGGGAAACAAGCTATCATGCATTTCGAGGATTCAGATCCTGGATATGGAGTGACTATTGCATCTAATAAGGATACAACCTATGAAACAATCGAAGTTAATGATTCTAGGTTAGGAGACTTTTTGTCTCGTCCTGTTAAGGTGTATGTTGATCGCTGGTCTACAGGAACAGTGGGACCAACAATTAATGACACTTTTAATCCATGGAAACTATTTTGTGAGAATCCAGCTGTGTTTGAAAAAATAAAATATTTTAACAATCTGAGTGGAGAGTTGCACGTCAAATTTGTGATTAATGGAAATTCCTTTCTTTATGGGAGGTTGATGGTTTCGTATGAGCCATTACCATTTTTGAACGAAACGTCGAAACGCAACAATTTTGAAGTAGACTATATAGAATATTCACAGAGACCAAAGATGTTCCTTAATCCGACATCTAATGAAGGAGGGACTATGGCATTGCCATTTTTCTGGCCTCAAAACTTTATGAACATTCCAGCAAAGGATTGGGATGATATGGGAGAAATTACGTTGAGTGAACTCGCTCCGTTGCGACATGCTATGGGGACATTACAACACATTCACATTACTGCTTATGCACATATGGAAAATGTTACTCTAGGCACTCCTACTGCATTACAATCTCAATCACTTCGCTCAGAAAGTAATAAAAACAGAAACAAAAATAAAAAGAAAAAGACAACTTCTACAACAATAAAGAAAGTAAATAATGATGAGTATGGCTCGGGAGCCATCTCCAAACCTGCTTCTGCAATTGCAGCAGCTGCAGGCTGGTTGACTGATCTACCAGTGATTGGTCCTTATGCACGCGCTACTGAAATGGTAGCATCAAAAGTTGGCGAGGTTGCGAAAGTTTTTGGTTATAGTAGACCAGTTGATATAGAGAGCGCAAAGCGTATGAAACCCGTTTCGGGTTCCGCTTTTGCTGTTACTGATCAGCCAGATACTGTTATGAAATTAACTTTGGATTCTAAGAATGAAACGACTATCGATGCTCGAACTGTCGGATTAAACTCTGAAGACCACATGGGTATCTATGATATTGCCCAAAAAGAAAGTTTCT